ATGGAAACAACGTTCTTTTAGGTAAAGTAAGAGGCTGTGAAGTACTTACAGGTGTTCATGATACTGGCGCTCAAATGGGTGATAAATATGGTTATACATTAACTATCGAAGGGCAAGAAAAGGATTTTGGTAATTTTGTATCTGGTGCTACTTTAGCACTTCCTTTTGGAACTTTGGTTATTGCTCCAACTATCACTAAAATCTAATCTTTAAATTATATCATTTTTCATAAAAAGCCTCCTAATTGGAGGCTTTTTTCATTTGAACTTATGATATTTTTATATATAAAATAAAAAAAAGAATAATTATGGATAGAAAAGAATATATGAAAAAATATTATGAAAAGAATAAGGAACAGATGAAAGAATATTATGAAAAGAATAAGGAACAGATTAAAGAAAATAGTAAAGAATATGGTAAAAAATATCGTGAAGATAACATTATAGAAATTAAAGAAAAAAGAAAAATATATTATGAGAAAAATAAGGAAAATATGTTGATTAAAAGAAAAGAATATTATGAGAAAAATAAGGAAAATGAAAGGAAATATATGAAGGAATATGATAAAGATAATGAAATTAGAAAAGAATATAAGAAAAAATATATAAAAAAATATAATGAAATCAATAAAGATAAACGTAATATTAAACACATAAATAGAATGAAAAATGAACCATTATATAAATTGAAACATAATTTAAGAGGTTCCATTGGTAAATCCTTAAAAAGAAAAGATTTCACTAAAATATCTAAAACAGAAATAATTCTTGGTATGAGTTTTTCAAATTTCAAATTATACATCGAATCGAAGTTTGAACCTTGGATGAACTGGGAAAATTATGGACTATATAACGGAGAATTAAATCATGGATGGGATATAGATCATATAATACCAAGTAGTTTAGCAAAAACAGAGGAAGAAATGTTAAAATTGAATCACTATACCAATCTTCAACCATTATGTTCACAGGTAAATAGGAATATCAAAAGAGATAAAATCATTTAGTAGCATAAAATTGTTTTTAATAAAAAAAAATAACATAGATGATTATTGTAGATAACTCTGGATTGAATCGTATCGTATATTATTCAAGATATAACCAAATAGATAAATATGAAATATATGATCATTCAAGTAATATAACTACATCAGGTTTAACTACTTTGGTTGGTTATAATGGTAAGATAGATCACTCTGGAATAACATATCAGTTCGTTCAAGATAGAATATATACATACAAATCATATTGGTTCTATGATGGTAAATATTATCTTTCTAACCAATCGATGATGAGATGTTTTGCAGATGATTCAAGATTAAACGAGAACTATGTTATACCTGAAAAAACAAATACATTCAAAAATAAAACATAATTATGATAAATAAAACAAAAACTGGCGTAGTAAATCTATCACAAGAAGATATAACAGCCTATAACTTTGGAGAATATAATTCATATAACAATAGATGGATTGATTATGGAAAAAATAATGATTATCCATCATTCCTTCGTACTCTATATCTTTCCTCACCTACTCACCAAGCAATAGTTGAAGGAGTTATAAATATGGCAACTGGTGAAGGAGTTGAACTAACTGATCCAACGAACAATCCTATATCAAATACATTTCTTACAAAAAACTTCCCAGTTTCAGTCGTGAAGAAAATGATTGGTGATTTCAAAATCTATGGATTCTATGTTTTACGAATTTATGATAACTTGGTTGAATATTCACCAGCAATTAAATATAGATTTTCACCAAAAGATAGAAGAACTTGTTGGTTCAGTGAGGACTGGGAAAACTATAACTACAAAGTGAACAAACCAATAGAACTACCACTTTTCAACAATGATCCAGATGTCCCACTTTCTATTCTTATAGTTCAGGCTGATAAAAAAGGTTTTAATACATATAGTCCAGTTGATTATAATGGTTCTATAAACTATATATCTTTGGAACAGGAGATTGGTATATATCATTTGAGCAATATTAAAAATGGTTTATTCCCAAGTTTTATTATAGATTTTATAGGGACTGAATATAGTGATGAACAAATGGCTGGTATTGAAAAAGGAATAAATAATAAGTTCTCTGGTTCATCTAATACAGGTAAGGCTATAATAGGATTTCCAGCAACAAAAGATAATGCAACCAATCTACAAACAATAGATCAACCGAATATAGATCAAACATATACATTTTTAAGTAAAGAATGTAGTGAAAAAATTATGATAGGACATGGAATAACTTCTCCTTTACAGAAGTAAAGTTCAAAACATATAATCCATTCAATGTAACAGATAAAACACAACAACTATCAAAATATGATAATTTGAATGAAATACAATCAGGTAAAATCATTAAAAATATAGAGAAACTTAAAACTGAACCAAAGATTACACTTGGTGAGAATATATTTGATGGAATAGTTAAAGATAATGTTCAATATAAGTTCGTTAGAAGTTCACAGAAGGAGAATATCATCATTAAAAAACTTGAACTTCTATCTAAACAAGGATTTGTTTTTAATTATGATCCTGAAATAGTTAAAAATACAGAAGATTACTACTTCTTGGAACAATATACAATAAAATAATATAAAACTATGGAATCAACACTTTTAATATCTTTGAATGATATACTACATTATACTACCGTTGGTGGGGATGTGGATGATGTTAAAATCAATCCTCATATTTATAATTCACAAATACTATATATTGAACCTATTCTTGGAAGTGAGCTCTATGAAAAAATGATTTCACTTGTTAATACAGGAGATATAAACTTGGGTGGTAATATAAATTATAAAAACTTGTTAGATATATATATCACTCCTTCACTGGTTTTTCATACACTTGAATTTTTCATTCCTATAAATAGTTTTATTATAGCTGATGGTGGAACTTTTAGATTGAATCCAACTAACGCTTCATATTCTCCTATGGATGAGATAGATCGTTTGAGTGCAAAATATAAAATCATTGGCAATAAATATGATAAGAAGTTAAGTGATTATCTATGTAAATATCAAACCAATTATATTGAATATCAAAACTTGGATGGACTGGTTCCAAAAACTGAAACTACTAATAGATGTGGTTGGTATCTTGGCCTTTCAAATCAAACAAATAAAATTAGAATATGAACAACAAACCAAATATATTGAAACTTGAAAAGAATATTGAAAAACTGGAATTTTATCTTAAAATGATAGATACTAAACTTGAATTGGAAAAAACTAAAAAACTTGAAAAAACTAAAAAATAACTTTAATGGAAATGGATGTATCTCTCATAATTACTGCTGCTACTTTTGTGCTAACTTATTCAACCGTTCTTGTTAAAATGCTCATATACCAAAATGTAAAAAACAAAGGTACTGATATGAAGATGATTGAACTTGAAAACAAAATAGAAAATGGATTTAAAAATGTTGATTTAATACATAATAAAGATATTAATCGATTGGAAAAAATCTTTGAAAAATTCCTAATCAATAGCGAAAAAATGAATGAACTAAACTCAGAACAACATAACGAACTATTAAAAAATATAGATTGCGTTAAAATTATAGTAAACGATATAAGAGTTGAACAAGCAAAAAATAATAAATAATATGGACAATCTTTTTGAAAGAGTTATAGGAAATTATAAAACTACTTGGATCGGAATAGTACTCCTAACTATATTCATCTTACTCATGTTGTTTAAAATTATAACACCCGAGGAGTTCGGCTTGTTTTTACCAACTATTATCGGATTGTTCTACGTTAAAGATACTATACTAGGCGAACCAAAATAAAGAGTTTTAAAGGAGTTTTATACTAATATGGTATAAGTATATAGATTTAATATAAAAGTCCAACTGGGCTCACTAAAATAAGAAATAGATATGAAATTAATGTTAATAAGGATGTACCTTGGCCCAAGATATACGATTGGTAAATTATACGTAGATGGAGCCTATTTTTGCGATACAATGGAGGACGTTGTAAGAGATGTTAAAATTATGCATCAAACGGCCATACCTTATGGAACTTACAAGATAATATTGAACTATTCAAATCGTTTTAAAAGAGTTATGCCAAGATTGTTAAATGTACCAGGATTTGATGGAATTTTGATCCACTCTGGGAATACACATCAAGATACTAGTGGATGTTTAATTGTAGGGGATAATAAAGAGGTAGGCAGAGTTATAAATAGTAAGTTAAGGTATAATATACTTTTTAATTTATTATGTGTCCAGAAGGACATTTCTATCGAGATTTTATAAGAAAAATTATATTATATTACTATATACTTTATCTAATAATTTTATATTTGAATTGAAGTATTTATTTAAAAGTGCTCTAATTGATATAGCATATCTTTTATTATCTCTTCTTAAAAATACAATATCATTTTTAGAATAAATTATTTTACCTTTATATTCATTTGATTTGCCATATTTAAAAGATAATACATTACCATCAATATTTATATAGTAATTAGGAAATTCAACTATTTGTTCGTATCCTTCAATTTTTCTATTAACTTCAATATCATAGAACTTTTGTAAGTTTTGGATTTGTTTTAATTCTTGTAAATTTTCTATTCTATTATTTAGTTTATTTTCATCTATATGATCTATTGATAATCCTTTTTCTATTGGTTTAACAAAGGCTTCATAAATTAATCTATGAATGTATCTATTGTATAATTTTCCATCTTTATAAAGTGAAACAAATTTATAGCCTTGTTTATTTTCTTGTTGGCTTAATTCCTGGCCTCTTTTACCAATAACTTTTCCAGTAGAAGTGATACTATATCCTTCAAAATTAATAATATTTTTAGTGTATCTATTTTCCATAATTTATTTTTTAATTTATATATAAAAAAATTAAAGGCCAAAAGTATGCAAATAGGAAAATATATAAAAAATAATTTATTTAACTGCGAAGCCTTGGTATATAAAGGAATTATTAAAATAGGCTAAATTATAGTATATATATTAGTATATTATTTTATTTATTTTATTAGCCGTTTTTTTTTTCTAGAATTAACCAATGTTTGCCGCCGTAATTTTATTTTGATAAGATATTTATTTAGATTGTATAATAATTATGGACCCGAAAATTACGGATCATTTTTTGATAAGAATTTTATTTAGATTTATTGAAAGCGAGAATCCAAGAAGTTTACTTATAAAATATTTCGCGAAAGATATTCATTTGAAAACATTTATTTTTTTCTAGGCACGAAAGGTATGCAATACCTTTCCTTCTTAAATGTTTTAAATTAAATATTGAATCAGAGTTTAACTAGTGCCCCCGGCGTTTTTTTTTGAATAAGTGATTTACCGCCTGCTGATTTATTTAAAAAATTATTAATACTATTCACACCAAACCACTACACTTCATTCTTTTACTTTACCATTTCATTTTATTAATTATAAATGTATATATAAATTTTGCGAGGGCCTATTTTGATATTTTAACATTTATTAACGATCATTTTAGTAATTTATATTCATTCTTAATAAGGAATGCAGCCGCGTTTTTTTTTATAAAACAAAAAAACCATCTTAACGATGGCCTCTTAAATTTTTAAATATATTATCCCCCTCACCACTACACTTCATTCTTTTCCTTTACCATTTCATTTCATTATGAAAGTTATATACTCATTTTCACTAGAAGTTTAATTTATTTTCAATTATTTTCAATTATTTTCAATTTATTTTTAATAAAAAAAGAGATCCTCTATTTATGTTAGGGGATCTCTCTTATGGAAAAAAACGAACTATATTGAAAATGAAAACATAAATTATATAGTATAATATCTTAAAAGTTTAATTTAATTATTTTTTAATTTTATAATATATCCATTATAATCAATCCAATAATAGGCTACACAATCATCTACTTTCTTACCATAAATAGTAATAGATTTAGTATTATTTCTAATATCAAAATTATAATTAATTTTTTTACCACCTTTAGTATGTAATATGTTTGTATGATTGCGAACATTTATTACATAATCAATTTTACCTTTAAATTCCTGTGTTTTACAATTATCTATTTTCATATCTTTTAGTTTTTTGTTATAGGCAAATATACAAAATATTTTTAAATAAAAAAAATATTTTCAATTATTTTCAAAATAATTTTTTAACTAATCATTTAATAATCAACATATTAACAAAATAATGGTTCAAAATGGAATTAAGCGGTATTTTTTTCTATATATATATATACAAAAACAAACAAGTATATGAAAACACAAGAAAACAGCAGTAGATTAGAAGTTCAACTAGAACTCATCTTAGCCTTATCCAAGGCAGCCAAATTAAATAATGAAGAACTTCGTGAAATTTTATTAAAAGTTCTGCAACCAGTAGATTACTTATACCAAAAAAGAAACAATATGATATGAGTGATCACGAAAGAAAAACAGAGATATTGGATATATTCAATGTTCAATTAAAAAACCCAACTACTACACAACTTAAAAAACATCTTGAAAAAATAGATGAAATGAAAAATCAAAAGGAAGTAGTTTATATTAAAAAGGAAAAAATAAATAGTTTATTCAAATTCAAAATCTAAAAAATAATAAAATAATATGAAAAATCAAATTAAAGTAGGGGATCTAACTTATGAATCATTAGAAGCGTTTGAAGCATCTTGGAACTATGGATATATTATAGATATGATACATAATTTTTCTATGGACACACTTAAAGATTGTTATGAAGATAGATTAGGTTCAAAAGAAGATTACATCACATATCTTATGAAAAAGGAATATAGTGATAGAAAAAATAATTCTATATAATTATGAAAAACTGGAATGAACGAAACAAAGTGAAAATAGGTGATATAGGTGAAGATATGATAAAAGATTACTTGGAGAAAAAAGGTTATATAATCTATAAACCAATAAGTAATTGCAGCCACCCAATAGATATAATATCTTTTAATAATACAGATTCTATGTCCTTCAATGAAGTTAAAGTTAAACCAAGAAGATGGAGATATAATGATACAGGAGTTGATTTAAGGTCCTGGAGAAGATATGTTAAATTAATTAATGAATATAAAACAAATCTTAACATATATTTTATAGATGAATATGAGAATTGTATATATTCTATATTTTTAAATGATATATATAAAAATGGACAATATAAAGTTTCAACTACGGATCAGATAGTATATTTTGATCTTGAACAAACTCAATTTATTAGATTCCTCACTCATGATGAGATTGAATTATTCAAAGATAAAAGGGATGAGTTGAACCAACATATACCAGCAATGAATGAATATAATTTTGTTAGATTTTTCACTGATGTTATCATAAAAGAAAAAGAGGATAAGGAAATAGATGATTTTTTGAATACTCCTTATGTACCAAGGAATATAGTTAAAGAAAAAGATTATGATAAGGAGAAAAAAGATAATGATTTATTATTATTCGAATTTTAATAAAAACTTTCATAACAGGCTAATATATATTAGTATATACGTAAAAAGAATAAACAATTTGAATGGATTACCTAGATAAAACCAAGTTCCAATATGAAATCATACTATCACAAGGCAAGGGATATTTAACAGATAAGGCAGCAAGATATATGGTTTTAATTGGAAATGGTTTAATAAATAGTAAGTGGTATGATAACCAAGATGTAAAAGATGATTGTTTATCAAATGGAATATATACTATGTTAAAGAATTGGAAAAGTTATGATAGGAAAAAAACTGATAATGCATTCGCTTACTTCTCTGAAATTTTCAAACGTGGTATGGCACTTGAGTTCAATAAAAATGATAAATATTATAAAAATACATCTAGAATAGTTGATTTTTATGAAAAAAATAAATAAATTAAAAAATGAATACATTAATTGTTGTAATTATATCTTATACTATATGGTTATTAATGGATATAACAGAATTAAATAAATTAATTAAAAATAAATAAATAATATATGCCACTTAGATCTATATATGATGCTTTTCAATATGAAACTCAAAAGGAATATGCACAGGAAATGATGAATTGTATATTAGATGGTAGTATGAAAGATATAGTTTTTCAAGGTAATAAATTAGAATATCTTAAATACTTCCATAGATTATGTGATAATAATATCCAAGATAATATACTTAAAAAAGAAGTTAAAAAGAATTATAGTAATTGGATTATAGTTAAAAGTAGTGAAAAATGGGCATATAGATGTAAAAAAAAATAAATAGAAATATGGAAAAGTATAAAGTTAAATTACCTTATTGTATTATAGTTAATGAAATTGGTGATACAGAAGATCTTATAGATTTTGATAAACCAATTGCTGATGGGACTATAATCACTCTAAATCAACAATTAATAAAACAAGGAAGTGATGATTATAATAAAATTGAACAATTTATTATAGATTTAATCGAAGATAAAAAAAATAAATAAATAGATATGGATAATTATTTAGTAAGAAGTTTTAAAGAAAAAAAGGAAGTAGAATTAACTTTTAATAATTTAACTTTTAAAGGTGAGATGGTATGTTATGTAACCAATTTTATTATGGAAAAAAATGTGTTTAAATATACATATGAAATCAATCTTAACGAAAAATTAAACGAAGGATTTGAAAAATTCAGTAAAATATTGAACATAAAAGAGTATAATAGTTTAGATGATATTCTATTGAATTGTTTTTTCTATAATAAAAGTACCAAGTTATTTTACGATATGGAAAAAAATGAATATGAACTGGAAAATCTCTTTTGGGACAAAGATCAACATAAATGGGTTCTACAAATCTTCCAAGATACTAAAACTATGAGAGTTGAACGCCAACTAAGAAAAATAAACGCCAACTAAGAAAAATAACCAAGTAAACACTATGAAAAGGCCAATCAGAATATATTATCTAACAGATGAAAAATTAATACCAAGATATATTGGTAAAACAGTGGGTTCTTTAGAAAGAAGATTGTGTGGCCATTTGTGTGATAAATCTGATACACACAAAACTAGATGGATTAAAAAAGTTGGAAAAGATAATATTAAAATTTTTTTAATAGAAGAATGTGATGATTCTATATGGCAAGATAGAGAAATATATTGGATAAATAAATATGATAATTTAACTAATATGGCTGTTGGTGGAGGTGGAGGAGTTATTGGTAGAAAACCAACAGAAGAACAAATATCTAAATTTAAAGAAAAAAGAAAAGGACATGTAGTATCTGATGAAACAAGAGAAAAAATATCAAAAAAATTAAAAAGTTTAGAAAATATTAAAGGTAGGTTTTCAAAGGACAATATTCCAATTATATATGAAAGAACAGAAGATCATAGAAAAGAACTTTCTCTTAGGATGAAAGGAACAAAAATAATGGTTGGTGTTAAAAGAAGTGATGATACTAAAAAGAAGATATCTGATAGTAAGCTTGG